TATCGACCTCGCCCCCGCAGTGTAGCGCGACTTTTGGTTTGCAACACACTGACGTTTGGTTTGAAGCATGAATTTCCGGTGGCGGCAGGGGTAAGGTAGTGGGATTGGTCCATTCCCGTCTACTGGCATGCCCGAACAACAACCCCAAGAGCGCCGGCCGCTCTCCAAAAACAACCCTTACGCCCTGCTGCCGACCTCCCAGCTGGCGGCCGAGGCGAAGCGAATGGCAGACGAGCTGCTGGAAGTGCGGCCCAGGACGGCCGAGCAGCGGCTTGCGATGGCGGACCGCTGCGCGCACCTGCTGAGGACGTGCAGCGAGTCGCTGGATAAGCTGCGCTGGGCCACGCGGGGCACTCACTAGCCCCAACCCTCGACCAGGCCGAGCTGGGCCTGGGCGGTCAGAGGGCGCGGGGCTGGCCAGCCCTCCTTCCAATTGCCGATGATCAATTCCTGGCGCTCGACCTGATTGCCACCGCCGCCCACCGTGTAATTGATCGCCACGCTTCGCATAGGGAAGGCTTGGAATACCCGCCGGATGTCGGGGTGGTCATTGATGCTGATGATCATAGTGCCTGCGACTGAGGCGGCCAGCTGGGCCATCCGCTCGTAGTTCTCGAAGGGGAAATCGACGCCGTATCCCTCGGTCTGCCAGTAGGGCGGATCGCAGTAGAAGAGGCTGTGGGGCCGGTCGTAGCGCTCCACGCAGGTATCCCAGGGCAGATGCTCAAGCCAGGCCCCATACAGGCGTAGGTGGGCTGCGCTCAGCTCCTCCTCGATGCGCAGCAGATTGAGGCGCGGCGGCGTGGTGGTGGCGGTGCCGAAGCTCTGACCTTGCACCCTGCCTCCAAATGATAGCTTCTGCAGGTAGTAGAAGCGGGCCGCGCGCTGGATGTCGGTCAGCGTCTCAGGCACCTTGAGCTGTTCCCATTCGAACATCTGGCGGCTGGTTAAAGCCCATTTGAACTGCCGTACAAACTCCTCCAAATGGTGCTTTACCACCCGGTAGAGATTCACTAGCTCGCCATTGATGTCGTTGAGGACTTCGACCTGGGCGGGGGGCTTGAGGAAAAAGAGGGCTGCAGCGCCGCAGAATGGCTCGACGTAGCAGATGTGATCGGGAAACAGGGGAAGGATTTCTGGCGCCAGGCGCCGTTTCCCGCCGATCCAGGGGATGATGGGTGCAGCTTGCATGCTGGCCTCCAATGCCATTCCGTAGCGTGGTAGGCTCCCGTCGCCGTGTGCACGGTGGGGAAGCCTTGGCTGGCCAGCGGTGGCTGTCACCGCGGGTTGGCGACCCCCGGCGTGCGCCAACACGCTGGGGGTCGCTTCCTCTTAAATAGAAATTGCCTTCAAACCTCGTCTAAGCGGTGAAATCACACACTAAATCCTGCTGGAACGGGCCCGGCAACAGTGGCAGGGCTTGTGCAGATGACTCCGCCTTCTGTAGCCCGATAAAATGAGACACCGAGGCTAAAGACGGTGCCGGGAGTAAACCGATAGGTCGCACCGACACCCGTCGCTGGGTTGGCACCACTAAACCAAGCCGAGTTCCTCCCAAACCAGAGCAGGCCAGCCGGCACATCGATCGCAAGCCGATGGCGATCGCCGTTGACCATGTCGCCGAACCCAAGGCCGTTTTGCCCGAAAACGGGGTCATAGGAGCTGCCGTTGGCATCTACTCCAAATGTTTGTCCCGATCCCGCCCCCACGTAGGTATTCAAGTTCAGAGGCACGTCAGCGGTGGGTCGCACCCCAAAGATCACCCCCATGATAGAAGCCAGCTCGGTAACGAGGAACTCCATATACCGCTTGGAGTTCACACTAATAGAGGCTGAACAAAAGCTTGAAGAAAAACCATCCGAAGATGCTGCGCGCGTTGCTGTATCCCTGGCGGTCACAGTTGTGGAAAGGACAATGTTTGCTGCTGTAACTCCGGGATCGAACGCAAAAGGAATTGACGGCCGACGCGCTGAAGCAATAATTCCGGGCAGCAGGATCATTGGAGATCGCCCACCACAAGCCATGCATCGACGGCCTCCTGGATCAGAGCGACCGTCGAATATTTCGCGCGCAGGGGAAGCGGGGCCGTGCCGCCGTTCAAGGTCACGCCAGTGTCGGGAACAATGCTGGGTTGACCGGCGCCAGCCCAAGTGACATAGGACGGTGCACCCAGCGGCGCGGCGACGGACGAATGCTTCGGCACCGTGAGGTTATTGGCGGTGGCCTTGGTCATCTGGACCATCACCGGGTTCATCACGTTTATGTCGGCCAGCACCAGGGTGTAATCCGTGGGCTGAGGATTGAAACTGAGCGCCGCGACGCTGCCAGCGGGACCGGCCGGACCCGCAGGACCGACAGCTCCTGCAGGGCCAGCGGCTCCGGCAGCGCCAGCGGGCCCTTTAATCGACGCAACGTGCGAGTACGCGCTTGCAGCTTTGACGTAGACAAAGCCGGTGGCATCGTCGAGGTAGTAGTCACCGTCCGCGCCCAGGCTGTTTGCCGGCGCACCCGTGCCGTCACGCCAGATCGAGACGCCCGCGCCCGGAGGCCCGGCAGGGCCCGCCGGACCTGCTGGGCCCGCCGCGCCCGCAGGGCCCTGCGCGCCGTTGGCGCCAGCTGGACCATTCGCACCGGCCGCGCCCGCCGCGCCGGCCGGCCCTTGCTCTCCCTTCAGGTTGCCGACGCGAATATAGACGCCGCCCTGTTTCTGGAAGAGATCTCCAGTGTCGTCGTTGAGCCAGTAATCGCCGTTGATCCCTTGATCCTGAATCGGGGCGCCAGCGGCATTTCGAAGCACGGAGCCAGGCGCGCCATCGGCACCTGCTACACCTTGCGGCCCGCGCTCGCCCTGGACACCCTGCGGCCCGGCGGGACCTACATTACCCTGCGCGCCTTGCGGACCCTGAGGTCCGACTGCGCCTGCGTCTCCTTTCGGCCCTGCCGCGCCATCACTACCGTCAGCGCCCGGGATGCCCTGCGGGCCGGCATCGCCCCGGATGCCCTTGAGGTTGGCAACCAGAACATAAAGATGGCCCTGCTTTTGACCCAGGTTTCCCGTGAGATTGTCGAGCCAGTAGTCGCCGTTGATACCAACGGCATCGTCCGGAAAGCCGGCGCCGCTGCGCAGCGCAGATCCAGGCGCGCCATCAACACCGGCAGGCCCTTGCGGCCCCTGCGCGCCATTGTTACCCGCAGGACCAGGCGGACCCATGTCACCCACTGTGCCGGCCGCGCCAGCTGGCCCTTGCGGCCCCTGCGGGCCTACGAAGCCCGGATAGACGCGCACCTGGACGGGGAGTGGCTCACCGTTGGCGGTGATGGTGCTCAACGCCACGGCCGGCACGTAAATCTGGATATTGAGGCTCATACGCGCGGCGCCTCGGTGAGCAGCTGGAAGTCGCCCGCGAGCAACGCCGAAACGTTGCCGGCCGGGTCGGTCACTTCGAGCGACCACGCCGCCTTGCGAAACTGATAGGCGCCCATCTGCCCCGGCGTCAGGATGAAGCTCACTGTGCCGGCAACGCCGCCGAAGGTCAGGCGCCCGTTGCCAGTGGTGAGGCTATCGAACACCACGTCGCCGTCTACCTGGTAGATCTCCAGCTCGCCGCTATAGCCGGTGAGGTCGGTAGGATTTCCAGCGCTGGTGCCGTCAGCCTGGGTCAGTGTGAGCGTCACCGGCAGCGTTGCACCCAGGAACACGGCAATATCGAGGCGCGCGGGGAGGAGCTGGAGCTTGGTCATGTCTCAGGCCGTCCGCTTCCACATGCGCACCACGCGATACGGCGGCAGGATGCTGAAGGCTTCGCCGCCGCCTTCGGTCGACGTGAGGCCCTGATAGGTGGTGCCTCCGTCGCTCTCATCCACATTCTGAGTCGCTGCGCCGGGCATATCGGTAACAGTTCCGCCATAGGGGAATGCTGTAACGCGATCATCGGCAATGCCATTTTTGTGGTTGTGCCCCGGCATGTGGGCGATGTCGAGGGTCTCCGTCTTGGCGCCCCCAGAGCCACCCGTCGCGTTGAACTCAGCCTGCGCCGTGTCGCGGCCGATCAGGAAGGCACCCTTCACCTCGATCCACGTCTGCCAGCTGAACAGCGTATTGGGGTTGTAGCCGTCCGCCTCGACATTCATATAGGCGCCGACTGGGTAGACGATATTGACCATCGCCTGCAGCACCTGGTTGTAAACGCCGGCTGCAGGCGAAAGGCCGCCAGCCTCGATGATCCCCACCAGCTCGTTCTGCACGCCGTTGTGCCATTCGGCATTCTGGAAGGTGGCCTCAAGTCCGAGGCCCGGATTGGCATCCCGGAACTGCCGCCCGGCGGCCATGTTGGCGCTATTGATCAAATCCATGTCTTTACCCCGTGTAAGCGAATTCGGCAGCGGTGTGCGCGGGCTTTACGCGCTCGATCAGGCATTCCAGCTGCGCCACTCCGAAGGTCTGGAGCTGGTCATCGCAAGTGCCGTTGCAGGTGGAATAGACCAGCCCAGAGGCGAGCGGCGACGTGACGCGGAAGGTGAACGGTGCCGGCTCGTCGATGGTGATGACGTAGCCGAACTTCGCTGCCAGCCCGATCAGGTAGGCTCTCGATGCACCGCCCGTGGCCACCAGTCGTCCGACGACGGCGTTGCGCCGCTGGGCGGTCGAGCCGCCCCCAGGGACGCAGCCGTCAGGCAGCCCGCATGTGGCCTCCCAGTCCGGCAGGAGCTGGCTGGTGGTGCGCGGATCGGCCTCGGTGGTCAAGGTATCGATGTCCGCCTCGGTGGCCACCAGGCCATCGCCCAGAGCCTTGAGCAGCCTCTCGACGAAGCCACCACGGAGGAAGTCCCACAGCTGCCCTCGGGGTGAGAACTTCTTCAGCTCCAGTAGCGCCTTCGCGGCCGTCACAGCCATGTGAAGGCTCCCACGGTGAGGATGTGGTTCGCCGCCGCCACCTGGTCAGCGGCTGGCGCAGTCATGGTGAAGGCGCCACTGCCGATACTGTTGGCGACGGCCAGCACCATGTCCTGGCGCGGGATCGATCCCTCCGGCTTCGCCTCGCGCAGGAACAGCGCCTGAAGGCCGGCCTGCGCCAGGGCCTGCTGCGCGGCGGTGAGGCCGCCGATGGTGAAGGCGACGGGCTGATTGGTGGGCGCCACGACCGTGACGCCGGAGACCTGGACCCCGCTCACGATGGTGGCGACGGTGACCGGCCGCACCGAATCGATGAAGGTCTGCACCTCGGCGACGAGCGCACCGGATGCCGCATTGGGCCCGGTCACATAGGTGCTGTCGGCGATGAACACGCGCACAGTGCCGACGCCGCTATAAAGCGGAAAGCACCAGGCGCGGATGTTGCTGCTCACCGACTGCGCCCAGTCGACGTAGTCCTGCTTGTTGCCGCCGTGCGGTGGGTTCTGGATGCGCTCCTCAACGCGCGCCAGCAGCACGTCGTCGGAGTCGATCTCGGCACCTCCGGTGAGGCCATCCGAAGTCACCGTCGCCGTCGAGCTGACGCCGGTCAGCGGACTGACGAAGGTCAGGGCGGCGCCACCTGCCAGATTGCCGGCGATGCCGGGGGAATCCGCGGTGATCGCGAGCGTGGCCACGCCACCGGCAATATCTACGGTGGCGCCGACCGTATACGTGCTTTCGTCGGAATATTGGAGGACGGTCGCGGCTGGGATCGGCGTGCCATTGACGCCGGTCACCGTGGCAAAGCCGACGGCGGCGAACGGACCCTCGGGCGCGATGCCCCACAGGCTAGCCCACCGCCGCAGATCGTCGCCGCGCGCAGTGTGCGGCACTGCATTGGCGAATTTGCGGTCGAGGTAGCCGTAGAGGGCAAAGACCGCGTTGCTGAAGGCGTAGCGGATGCCAGGGATCAGGCCGACGCGGAGCTGCGGCGCCGAGCCCTGGATGCGTGTGGCGATGTCGCCCGATGTGCGCGCATTGATCTGCTGGAGGCTGGGTTTCTGGTAAGGCATGGCGTGTCCTTAAGGCAGCGCGCCGGTGGTGATGTCGATCTCCGCGGACACGGCTACCGGATTACCATCCGCATCGAGCGCAATCACGCGAAAGAAGTAGGAGGTGTTCGCGGCGAGGCCGGCGACGTTGGCGTGATTGAGGCCGGTGGTGGCCACCGGCGTGCCGCTCTCGCCTCCGGCCGACAGGCCCATGTAGACCTGGTAGCTCGCCGCGTTGGCGGTCGGCGTCCAGCTCAGCATCGCGGTCCAGCTGGTACCGGCGCTGGCAAGGCTGATCAGCACCTGGCCCGGCTTGATCGCGGAGGCCGGTGTCACGACGGCCGACTGCTGCCACAGATATTTCAGGCGGATGCGCTGCGGGCCGGTCGGCGCCGAAAGGTCGGCATCGACGTACACATACCCGTTGGCGGCCCACTGCGCCGAGGTCTCGATGCTGCTGGCAATGCCGTCCGAGAGCATCCAGGCGAGCGCCTGTTTGCCGTAGGACTTGAACTGGCCCAGGGTGTCGTCGGTCTGCTTGGACCGGGCCAGGGTCCAGAACAGCGAGCCGTGGTGGTAGCCCGGCAGGTTGGAGAGCGCATCCGCCCAGAAGCCCCGCGGATCTCCGTCCTCGGAGTCGAGGTATTCGGCGTCCGACAGCCAGGACACCAGCACGGCCGTGCGCAGCGAGTCGTCGCCGATGAAGTCGCCGTTGAGAAGCACGGCGTCGTATTCGTCGCCGCTGCCGGCCGCGAAGAGTGCGATGTCGGTCATGTCATCTGCGCCGGGGGCGCCTCGGCAGTCCCGCCGACGACGGGCTGCGTATGGCCGTTGTAGACCACGCGCATCGATGCCATCGTATTGACCGAGTCGCGCACGTCGCCGCCGCTGAAGATGTGGCCGGTCGCGTTGATTGAGACGCCGGAGCCGTCGACGCCCTGGGCGTACAGAATGCCCTTGACGGTGGCGTTCTCATCCACCACTAGGTTCTGCACCACCTCGGCGTTCTGCCTGACGGTGAGATTCTTGTCGACGGTGACGTTGCCGGTGAACTCCGCCTCTGGCGAATCAATGTAGACCTTGGTGCTGGCATGCACCCGGAAGTTGCCGTCCTTGTCGAGCTTGGCGTAGTCGCCGAAGGCGTTGTAGAGGATCGACTCGCCCTCATCCAGCCCGGTCGGCCGGGAAGCGGGATCGTCGACCGCGATTACCAGCGGATAGGTCCGGCTGCCGGACATGCACAGCACCACGCACGTCGAGCCCTTCGGCGGCCGGCTGGAGTGGCCGAACTGCTGCACCCGAGCCACCTCCGAAATGCGCTCGCCGTTGAGGACGGTGAGCTGCAGCTTCTGGATGCGGCCGGTGTCGTCGCTCATCGCCACACTGCCGCGTCCAGCCAGCATGCGGATGCGCCGGCTGAGGGGTGCCATAACCTTGCGCAGATCCTTGATGTTCATTCGCCAGTGCCCGCCGGGATGTGGAGCAGCGAGTAGATTTCGTCGGGCGATTCCTTGTGCGTGAGCGTCGAGTAGGCGCCCCTGGGAACCACATCGAGGAGGGCCACTTCGCCGGCCTGTTCGTCGATCTTGAAATTCACGCCGCAGATGAGGTAGTCCCCCTGGAACCGCCCCCAGGGATCGTTGATGGAGATGATGGTGTTGGCCGCCCAGGGCTGATCGATGTCGAGCCACCCCTTGACCTTGTATTGCGCCCGGTCGCCCTGGGCGCGGCGGGTGTTTGCCACCCATTGCGCCAGCTTGCTGGCCATGTAGATGTCGGACGGCTCGACCGGATCGACGATGGTCACCCGGCCCTTGCGGATGCGGGAATCGGGATCGACGGCGCTGCCGATCACCTGCTGCGCCACGCTTGGGTTGTCCACTTCGAAGGTCTGGCTATAGACCAGGTACTTATGGAAGCGATCCTTGACGCTGTGCGTCGCGTCGCAGGACTCGATGTTCCGGCCCAGCTCCAGCTGCGTCCTGGCGCGCGAGGCGCCGGCCTGGGTGAAGACGATGCCGCCCTGACTATCCGACATCACCAGCACGCCGCGGATCTGCGACAGGCGCTGCAGCGCCTCCAGGCAGGTCTCGCCGACGTTGATGCGCGAGAACTGGAAGGCGCCCCCGGTGGAAACGCCGGGCGATACGGATACTGCGATGCCGAACGGCTTGCATAGGCCGCGCGCGATCTGTATCAGGTTCTGGTTGAGGACGCCGAAGCCGTCCGTCACGGCGGCGCAGTCCACCAGGTCCTGCGCCGCGTCGCGGCCGATGATGGTGAGATTATGATCGTCCGCGCTGTAGCTGGGATTGGAGTCGTCGATGTAGCCGGTGATCACCGTCTTGCCGGCAATCTGGATGCTGCAGGGCATCCCCTCCAGCATCGGCGTGGTCTGGCCGGCGATGGCCCAGCGGTCTGCGCAGCGCAGCTCGAAGGTGCCGGCGCACTGCTCCAGGCCGATCTTCACGTCGACCTCTTCCCAGCCGGTGAAGCGCTGGCTACCGATGGTGAGCGAGATCTCGGTCATTGCCAGTCGCTCAGCACTTCCAGCGACACGCCGGACGGCAGGCGCCCCGGATGCTCAATGTTGTTGCGCGCCACGATGTCATCGGCCGCTGCGAGGCAGTTGGCGGAGCCGTAGAGCCGCTGGGCTAGCACCATTGCCGGCAGGCTCTCGGTCAGGGTCACCGTGGTGATCACCGCCAGGCTCGCGGCGCGGGTATCGATATCCTGGGCCACGGCCGCGCGCAGATCCGAAAGGGCCTCGAAGGTCTCGTCGTCGACTGCTCCGGCAACCCCATCGATGGCGGTGAGCAGTTCGTCGCGCTCGGCCAGGGCATCGTTGCGGCTGGCGTAGTCGGTGTTGGCAGAGAGGTTGCAGGCGGCGGTGATCGCCGCCACCTGGACGGCGAGCTGGAATGTGGCGCGATTCTGCTGGCTGGCCGTCGAGCTGGCTGCGGAATTGGTGGTGACGGCGAAGAACTGCCGCAGCCCGGCGAAGTCGGTGAACAGGTCCATCTCGCCCTTGATCACGTCGAAGAGCGCGGTGGGATCGTTGATCGCCGCCTGGATCTGCTCGGAGAGCTTGCCCAGCGGCTGCAGGAACGAGGTGATGCCCGCCACGGCCTTGGTCACCAGCAGACTGCCGAGCTGCACCACGGCCTCGGCCTGGTCGAAATACTTGGACACATCCAGACGGCTCTGCAGCGTCGCCGGCTGCAGGGCTCGGACCGCGTTGAGGCTGTTTAACACCAGCGTCGAGGTGGAGAGCAGCGCCAGGGGCTGCTGCATCGTGCCGGTCTGGACG